AGAAAGTGCAGAGGTTGGAAGAGCGCGTCGAGGCGGCGTCCGAGAAACTGGACACACTGCTCGCGCTGGCCAACCAGGGCAAGGGCGCATGGTGGGCCGCGCTCACCGCTTCGGCGGTGATCGGCTCGGTCATTTCGTGGTTCGGTCACTCGTTCATCAAGTAGGAGACTCCCTTGCAGCGTGTCGCAGCAGCTTTCATCGCCTTCTTCATCGCCGGTTGCACCACAACCACTTCTCCTGCTCCGGCGGTCATCGAGGAGGCCTCGAAAGCGGTTGTCTCCCTCGAGTTCAAGCAGAACCGATTTGGCGCTGACTTCCCCGGCGGCTCGCGCTCGTTTTGCTCGGGCGTGGCGATCAGCCCGGATCGCATACTGACGAATCGCCACTGCGTCGAGGCTGACCCCAATACGCAGATCTGGGTGCGCTTCAAGGACGGCACGATGGTCAAGGCGTACCTGGTGGCCAAGACCGAGCTGCCGCACGACGGCGCGCTGTTGAGTGTAGATCCGCGCACGGTGAAGCATATCGCCCGCATCCGCCACACCCCGGAGATCGTCGGCGAGAAGGTGTTCGCGGTCGGCATGCCGGTGGGTCTGCGCTGGACGGTCACTTACGGGATCATCAGCCACACTGCGCGCGACATCTGCCATCTGCTGGGCGACGAGGAGAAGGTCACCATCGCGTGCGGCCCGTGGATTCAGACGGACGCGCCGGTGAATCCCGGCAACTCGGGCGGCGCGCTGTTCGACGAGAACGGCTACCTGCTCGGCATCAACACCTTGAGCCTCACCGGCGGGCGCATTTCAGGCATCGCGATGGCGCGCCACGTACACGACTTGCTGGATCTCTTGAAGGAGCACCTGTGAACTGGCTGAGCATCCTGGGCGACATCCCCGGCGCCGTCGCCACGTACTTCAACAAGCGCCAGGAGATCAAGGCCGAGGCGCAGAAGCGCAAGGACGAGTTCGAGGACGCGATCCACAAGCGCCGCATCGAGCTCATCGCCCAGGGCCTGGCGGCCGACGCCTCGTGGGAGCTCGAGCAGATTCGCAACAGCGGCTGGAAGGACGAGTACGTGCTCATCGTGCTGTCCGTCCCGCTGGTCATGTGCTTCATCCCCGGGCTCGACACCTTCGTCCTCCGCGGCTTCGGCGTCCTCGGGCAGACCCCGGACTGGTACCAGTGGCTCATCGGAGTCATCTTCACAGCAGTCTACGGCATCCGCATTTGGCGTCGTCAACAATCGGACACCTAACATGGCATCTCGCACTTTCCTCCAGATGGTCAACGACGTGCTCCGCGAACTGCGCGAGCCGGAGGTCACCACGTGGAACCAGTCGGATTACTCCGAGCTGATCGGCACGTACGTGAACTCGGCCAAGCGCGACGTCGAGAATGCGTGGAATTGGGACGCGCTGCGCGACACGTTCAGCATCACCTGCGTCACCAGCACGGTGACCTACTCGTTCACGGGCACGAACGATCGCGCGAAGGTGCTGGACGGCTGGAACTACACCCAGGGCTGGGAGCTGCGCGAGCGCACCTGGCGCGGCATGAACCGCGTGTACTACGGCAACTCGGGCGGCAACGTCACCACGGGCAACGTGAACTCGTACGTGCTCAACGGCGTGGACCTGTCCGAGCAGACCCAGATCGACGTGTACCCGATCCCGGACAACAGCACCGACGTCCTCAAGTTCACCGTGTACGATCCCCCGTCAGACTTCACGCTGGACGCGGATGAGTGCATCATCCCCCACCGCCCCATCGTCGAAACGGCCCTGGCGCGTGCGCGCGGCGAGCGCGGCGAGGATGGCGGAATCTCTACCTCCGAGCAGGCGGCCTTTGCCATGCGCGCGTCGGCCGACGCCATCGCGCTGGACGCGGCCCGCCACTCCGAGGACACCACCTGGGAAGCCGTGTAATGGCTGGTCAGCTGACCCATCAGAACCTGGGGCCCCTGGGGTCCTACGGGATGAACACGCAGTCGACGCCGATCGACTTGCCGCCCGAGCTCGCCACGCTGGCGCTGAACTGCTACGCCGACGAGTCGGGCCGCCCGACCGCGCGCAAGGCAGCCGCGCTTGTGTCGGCCTCGAACGTGGACCTGGGCACGGACAACGTGCTGCGCTGCTATCGCCACAACAAGGCGGACGGCACCAGCATACAGGTCCTGGCGGGCCCGACGGACGTGTTCTACACGCTGGACGGCGACCCGGTGACGACCGTGACGGCGGGCCCCTTCGCCAGTGGCTACTGGCAATTCGCCAGCCTGAACGGCAAGTGCTTCATGGCCCAGACCGGCATCACGCTGGGCTACATCAACGAGTCGACCTACGCCTACACGGCCGTGGCATCTCCGTCGAACCCCATCGCGATCCACGCCGCCTACGGCCGGCTGTGGGCGCTGAGCAGCAACACGCTGTACTGGTCGAAGATCGTCGACGGCACCGACTTCGCCGGCGCGGGCTCTGGCTCGCTAGACCTCCAACTGATCCACACGCAGTTCCGCGACACGGCCGTGGCGATCACGTCCTTCAACCAGCAGCTGGTGGTGCTCTGCCGGAACTCGATCTACGTGCTCAGCGCAGATAGCGCGGTCCTGGACTCGAGCTCCGAGGGTGGTTTTGACCCGGTTGGCATGAAGCTCAAGGACTTCATCCCGAACGTCGGATGCATCGCGCGCGACACCGTGGTCACCACGGGTGACGACGTGATGTTCCTGTCGGACGACGGCGTGCGCTCGCTGTCGCGCTCGCTGCAGGAGTCCACCGGCCCGGCGCCGCTGACTGATCTGTCGGCCGGCAACCGCAACTATGTCATCAACAACCTGATCCGCGGCAACGCTGCGACCAGCCTCTGTGCAGCGTGGAATCCGGACAAGGCATGGTACATGCTGTTCGCGGCAGACACCCAAGAGGTGTGGCTGTTCGACATGGGCCAGAAGGTCCCGGAGACGAACTACCCGCGCATGTTCATCTGGTCCACCGGCGTGACGAAGCCGCTGCTGTGTGGCCTGTGGTGGACAGACGAGACGATGTGGTACGGCGGCAAGGCCGGCATGTTCACGATGGAGGCCTTCGACGCCAACGACGAGTACACCATGACGATCAAGACCGGCTGGCTGTCGCTGGGTGGTCCGGAGCGCATGGATGCGTTCAAGAAGTTCATGATTAACCTCTCCGGCGGCTCAGGTCAGACGGCCACGCTGAAGTGGTACGTGGACTTCAACGAGAACTCGGTGCGGTCGCTTACCTTCACGCTGGACTCCTCGCAGACCGTGTACGAGTTCAACGTGGACGAGTATGAGGACGCTGAGTTCACTCCCGGCACGGTCACCGCTGAGACGTACCTAAACATCGGCGGCAACGGCAAAGTCATCCAGCTCGAGCTCCAGATCCCGCTGCAAGGCGCAGCGGTCACCATCAACAACACCATGCTGTTCTTCAAACAGGGACGGGTACGCTAAATGTCCGACTACACCAAAGTCACCGACTTCGAGGCCAAGGACGCGCTCGCGCCTGGTCACCCGTCGAAGGTTGTCAAGGGAACCGAGTTCGAGGTCGAGTACGACGCCATCGCGGTGGCGATCGCGACTAAGGCGGACAAGGCCGGCCCGACGTTCACCGGCACGATCACCACGGCGCTGACGGCCTCGCGCGCGCTGGTGTCAAGCGCCGGCTCGGAGCTGGCGGTCAGCACGGTCACCGCGACGGAACTCGGCTATGTTAGCGGTGTAACGTCGGCGATCCAGACCCAGCTGAACGCCAAGGCCCCGACGGCGAGCCCGACGTTCACGGGCACAGTCACCACGGCGGCGCTCACTGTAAGTGCTGCCGACCTCACCATCAACGCGGGTGACCTGAAGTCTTATCGCGCGGGGGGCACGACGGGTGTTATCTACCTGAACAGCGCCGGTACAAAGTACCTGTACAACGATGGGTCGACCTACCAACTGCCCAGCCAAGGGCTGACCGTCGGCGGCAACGTCACGGCGTCAGACTTCGTGATCTCATCGGACGCGCGCCTGAAGAAGGACATCTACCGCATCCGCGACTCGGAAACAATCATCGAGGGCCTTACCGGGTACACATTCACCTACAAGGACAGTGGCAAGCAGAGCATCGGTTTCATCGCCCAGGAAGTCGAGCAGGTGCTGCCGGAGCTAGTGTACACCGACAAGGACGGCTTCAAGTCCGTGGCCTACGCGCAGCTCGTCGCCGTCCTGGTGGAAGAGGTCAAGTCCCTGCGCGCGCGTCTCTGCGCGCTTGAGCGGAGAGTCTAATGTCGGTCACCGCACCAGTATCGTTCTCGAAGGTGCGCACCGAGTTCGGCGCGGGCTCGGCGTATCTGTCCGCCTACGTGCGCGGCGGAGCGATTGTGCCGAACCACGCGAACACGGCCG